CACTCTTTTATTTTATCATGTATTGGATTACCATCTTCTAATGCATTCATTGGTGTATTCCCCCAACGAACTGGATTTACCTTAACTTCGTATTTATCTAAATCAAGTAAAGCACTGACAATATCTCGTGAATGATTTCCATACCCACTTCTTGTAGTTATTGGTGCTGTTACTAATACTAATGGCTTATCACTCATTTATTCCTTCTCCGTTTCTGAATCATCTCTTTGGTTATCTCATGATATGGAACTTCATAAATACCTTCCATCATTCTTTTATGTTTATCTCTATTGAGCATCGCAAGATATGAGTTTGTAGGTTTCTTCCTACGATTACTTAATTTACTTCGTAAAAGTTTTTTAAATTTTTTCTTAGTATTACTTTTCGTTATTCGCACTTGTTACTCCCAAATTCTAGCTAATCTACGAATGAAACCAAGTGTGGCTCCGAATCCAAATGCTATTGCGGCTACTTGGAAATTTTCCATATATAGTGCCATAGCAGATAACATATATGTAGCAAATCTTGCTACACCATATAGTGAAAAATTACCACTTGCTTCTACAAATTGTTGTCTTGTCATTATTTACCTCTTTTTTTAGGGAATGCTGGTGATAAAAGTTTTTTAAATCCTCTTGAAACTCTTGTCCAAAATTGATCTTCTTTACCTCTAAAATTACCGATAATATTACCATCTTTGGTTCTTTTTACAGTAGTTGTTAGTGATTTTCTTGTTTTTGTTTTTGTTGTTTTTTTCGGCATTTTATTTCTCCTATACCTTGTATGTATTTACTCTTTTTCTTGGTGTCCAGTTTTTCCATGCTGTTTCCATGTGGTCTATGAAATTCTTACTCATCCAACGAACACTCTGCATTGAATCATCACTCTTTACAAAATAATGTCCTTTAGTACCACATCTTTTTCTTGGGTCTTTACCCATTTCATACCATTCTTTTATAGCATTTCCTGCATCTACCCAATCACATCTATCATCAAAGATATATGGTGTTGGTACTGAACCCATTAGTGAACGAGTCTTTGGCCATACTGGCTTCACCCATTCTCCCCAAGTTAATTCTTCATTGTGTTCCCACTTTCTCCAATCGTGTAGTGATTTAATTTCTTTATAATCTTCAGCAGTTAGAAACTTATCCTTTACTTTAAATCCACATTGGTCTTGCATCCCTCCTGTAACATTTACTACAATTGGTGTTCCACACATTAATGATTCACAAGTACCTAATCCAAATCCTTCATTGGATGCAAGATTCATTGTTACATCTGATATATTATATAAAAAATTCATTTGTTTATTATCAAGTTTTTGGTGCGAAAATACCACTTGACATTCTGGAGCTAAAGCCTCAACAAGTGCTGGAATATCTGTTCCATTATCATCAACTGGTTGAGTATGCATTACATAAGCAACTCTACTTTGTTTCTCTTTTGGTAAAGTATTTACAAATTCTTTAAATGCCAAAATAGAATCACCAACCATCTTTCTTCGTATATTCCTATTCACATATAATAAAATAAAATCAATTGGTCTATTACCTACTAATTCCTGTTTAAACTTTTTCATTTCTAACAATTCTTTGTTATCTGTAATGGGATAAAAAATTTCTTCATTAGCCCCATGTGGTGAATAAGTGGAATCCCAATCTGTTCGTGGTTTTCTTGTACAAACATCATTTACAATAGCAACAGTTTGTTTTGAAATATTCATAATCAAATCAGAACTCTCATAATAATTTTGATTATATTTTGGAGCTGGCCAATCATCCCAAATGTTATAATAAAAAATAGGAATATTTTGTCTAATTTCGTGTTCCATTTGATATAACCATTGCCAAAATCTTGGGTCTGTATAGTGTAGGATTGCATCAGGTTTTTCTGTTTTGATTAAATGTCGAATCATATCAGGATTACCATATCCACTTGTTGGGAATATTTTTAATGATGCATCATAAATTCCTGTTTCTTCTCTAATTGATTCATTCAAATCAAATACTTTACCTTCTTCAGGATGTTTGATTGCTCCACCAACTTGTACCCAATCGTATTTATCAATTGTTGAGAGGACAAATTCTCTTGACATTGTACCAACACCACTTGACATACGAAGGTCATCTGATAGTAATAAAATCTTTTTCTTTTTTCTTGATTTTTTTACTGATTTTAATTTAGGTAATTTTAATTTTGACATTTATAACCTTTATTGTTTTTATTTAAAATTTACTTCCGCTTTGATGAAGATTATCGTGTTCGAGAATTTTCTTTCTCAACTCCTCATCATAAACAAATAAATCAAGAGTCCTATTCACTAATTTTTGTAATGAAAATTCACTCTCAATTGTTTCGTTTTTAAATTTCTTGTATAACTCCGATATAACTTTAACCGAAGTCAGTTTTATTTCACTCATAACTTTTCCTCATGATTGTATATATATATATAAATATATACTTAATCAATAATAATGTACTTTTTTAATAACTTTTTTGCGTGTCCAATTGTATCCATTGTTCCTTTAGAGACAACTCCATTGGGTATAAATGCTACAACTTTATCACTATATTCTGCTATTTCTTTATTTCTTTTAAAGTAATTCCATACTGCATATGGTTTACCATAATTGAAACTCTCTTTAACACAATGTATATTGTGTGTATAATGTTGTGGTGGAAATTCTACATATTTCATATCAAACTCTAATGCATATTTCTTAGCCAATCCATCAGCTCCATCCTTTTGGCCACCACTAACTATTTCTAATTCATCTCCAAACTTTTCTTTAAGTTTAAAAATAAAATCTTTTATCTTCTTTGTATTTGTATAACCGCGACTACCGACTATTGCTATTTTAATAATCATTCCTCTTTTGTTTCCGTTTTGGTGGTTTTTCTGATACTGTGAAATCCCATGTTGCTTTAAAATTTTCCAATCCTTCGAGTACACCATCCACCCCATTTGTGTATCTAAACGCAAATCTTGTATACTGTGCCGAGTTGGCAATCGCTATTTGTTTTGGTATAACATCATACCAAATAAAATCTCTAAACATATCAAAATAGTGTGGGCGAACTATAGTTTTAAAATTATTATGTGGTATTCTATCCCACTTCTTAACAAACCCAGCCACATCAACTTTATCTCTCGTTTGGTCGAACCAAAAATATAATTTCATATTATTAACTTCATTACCATATTCGGTTATTTTTTCTATAACCTCATCTTCTTTATCTGTACCTATAAAATCTGTTAAATACACTCTTAATGTTGGATTAATCATACTACTCATGTCATTTTCCTATCACATAAATCTGGTTTAGTTTTAAAGTCGCACCATTTACAATTTTTTGTTGATGGGTTTTTACGATATTCTTTTATTGATTGATTTCCCTTTTCATTAAAACCATCACTAATAAACTCATCTAATCTTGTTATAACTTTATTGATACTTGGTTTACCACTTGCTGGTGAAAAAACCTGTATTCTCTTTTGTGGAAAATCCATATTCTCATATAATTTTCTCTTCAGTATTAAATATTCAATATCTATTTTATCGATAGGAATTTCATTCTGTTTAGAAAAGAATTGTTTATATAATAATAACTGATTGGTTTTATTCTTATCCATCTTCTGATACTTATTCCAACCAAAAGTGGCAGTTTTAATATCAATAATCTTTATACGGCCTGTTACCTTATTGTGTATAACCACATCCATATACCCATTAAAATTCATATTGTTGGGTAAATCATACTCTACACTCATTTCAACCCCAACTAACTCGGTATTCTTCTTTGGAAAATAACCACTCTTTCGTTTCTTAAATTCATTTATCATATAAACACCATCTTGATAAAACTCTTTCATATCTTGTAGTGTTATTGATAACTCAACCTCTGACTTCTCTTTAGCAGTTTTATAATTTTCTTCCATACGATATTTTAAAATATCTTCTAATGGTAGTGCATCTGCTTCTTTGATAGTTCGTCCATAATAACAAATTAAATAAGCTTGAATCACTTCATGTACCGAAGTACCGAAGATAGTATAGATATTATCAGTAAATGTACCGAGTTTATCTATATAATTGAGTTTCCACATATGAGGGCATTTATCCCATTGTGAAAATTGACTATAACTAACTCTACCCATCTACTACGGCTCTACCTTTCATATCTTCCCAATCTCTATTCTTTCTTACTTTATCATTTGTGTCTATAACTGCCTCTAATACTTCTGGTACAATACCAAATTCGTGTGCTACACATATTAGTGCATTTAAATCTTTTGGTAAACAATGTCCACCAAATCCAAAATCGTTATCAGGTCCTGGAACTGCCCAATGTGATTTACCAAGTCTTTCATCGTATGTTGCATACTCTACAATCTTGTCAAAATCTATATCTATCTTATCACATATTTGTTTCATCTCATTTGCGAATGATATCTTAGTTCCGAGAAATGAATTGATAAAATACTTAACCATTTCTGCAGTCTTACTACCAGTCTTAACAATGGTGGCGTGTGGAAATACTTTACTATAAACTTGTCGTAAAACATTAGTTCCTTTTCGTGTTCCACCTAATATAATTCTTGTTTGATTCTTAAAGTCCTCAAGAAAGTTGGCCTCGGTAAGAAACTCTGGATTGAATATAACATCAAGACCTCTACTCTTACTATGTAATCTATCTGTAGTTCCTGGTGGAACTGTAGATTTAATGACTACTATTGGTTTTATATGATATGGGTATGATTCAGTTTCTAAAACTATTTCATTTATCTCTGACACAACTTCTTCCACTATATCTGTATGACAACTTCCATCTTTATTCATAGGTGTAGGCACACACACGAACATAACATCACACTCCATAACTAAATCTCTTAGACTTTCACAAGTACTTTTATCTGTATCATACTTATCATATGTCTCTAATTCATAATGTTTTTCAAAACCACTTTTAATTGCAGTTCCCACATAACCAAGTCCTACAATACCTATACTATGTTTTCTATTCATCTTGTAATTTTAATACTCTTTCCAACTCACATTGTAAATGGTTTGTTCCAGCACCAATATAGTCATACTCAACTTCATGTGTATGTTTACCACACCACTCACAAGTCCAATATTCTAAATAAGCTTTTTCGTCTTGTGTTGGTATGAATAATTCACGAATCTCTTTACCCAATTCCATATCATTTGGGTACTTATCTACAAGTTTTTTTACTTCTCGTATGTTCAAGAGTTCAATGCGTCTTATATTTACTTCCCCCATTTGTCTCTTCCCACTATAGTTGCCATAATCCCATAATTGGATACATCCAAATATGCATCTTCTACAGTTTCACCTTCTACTGCATTTTTTTTACCACTCATCAATAGATTCTTTAATCTCTGAATCTTATCATTCATTCTAAACCATAATCCTGTTAATGATAGATGAACTTCATCTGGTGTTTGTAATTGTGTTCCAACACTAATATTACCTGGCCCGTAATCGTGTTGCTTATGTAAGAACAATTCATATTGTTCTCTTTGAATACTTTTGAACTCTCGTGTCATCTCTGGCCACTCTCGTTCCATTTGTTCAATAACAGTTTCTTCTTCTATTCCAGATTTGCTATCTTTAATAACCTTTACCATATTTTACTCCTATTTTACATACTTGAATATACAACACAAAACCTATATAAGTCAAGCTATTTTATCAATTATTCCATACTCTAAACACATTTGTGCGGTTAGATATGTATCATTTCTTTGAATCTTTTTCCAAAAGGATGCATCTTTATTTGATACTTCTCCTAAAATCAAATTTATATTTTTCTGTAAATCTTTTAGATGGTCAACACCTTTCATCACATCTGTAGTTTTACCTGCCTCAAATGCTGAACCCTCGTGTACCATAACGGTTGAGTTCTTACTCATTGACCTTACTCCTGTACCACAAGCTAACAATACCGAAGCGGCACTCATACAAGTTCCAATACAATGTGTGTTTACTTTAACTGGTAAACTTCTTATGAAATCAACCAACCCCAACATTGCATAAACATCACCACCATATGAAGTAATATTCATATTTATATCTCTACTTGGATTACTTCTTAATAAATAATCTAACTTGATTTGTACTGAATATACACTATCAATTTCAAACTCGTGGTTCATCCAAGTAGTATTGGTATCTGAATTAACACCCCACTCTATTTCTTTCATATAAAATGCTTGTTCTTTTTTATAGTCCATAATATCTATTTGTTTTTCCATTACTTGCTCCATATTTTTTTCAATTCCTTATCAGTTACACCATATTTCATTATGATGGCTGTAACTTGTTCATTGGTTAATATCTCTAAGTACTGTTCTACTTCTCTTGTACTACATTGAAAGTAATCCACTAAGTGTTCCATTGCCCACTTCTCAACTTTAGATTTCTTCTTTGATTTCGTGTACTTCAAGAAAGTTCTACCTCTTGGTAATACATCTATATAAAACTGATAAAGATTCTTTGGTTTTATTTCCCAATATTTTTGAATCTCATTTACAACTTGTATCCACTCTGATTTCATACTAAGAAATCTATGAACCATATAGTTGCTCCAAGTTTTCTTATCACCCTCTTCAAGTGAATCCCAATACAAAGTGTTTTGTACATTTGTTATTTGTTTTATGTGGTCGAATAATGATTTAGACATAATAACCTTTTGATATATATAAATAGTTTAAAATAAATTGAAACTGTGTGTTTATTTCCAAGTATCACCATTCATCCATGTAATTAGTGAATATCGTATTCCATTTGTAATTGGTGTTATTCTATGTGATAGAAATGCAGGAAATATAATTATACTACCTCGTGTTCTTGTAGCGGTATAATTACTTTCTCCAATTTCATTAGTAATTCCAAATTCTAAATCTCCACCCTCATAGTTTTTCTCATCACTCAACTGAATGATTGCGGATAATTTTCGTGTAGAAATTTCTTTTGCTCCACAATCAGTATGCCATTTATATCTACCACCTTGTGTATATTTTAATAACTTAACTT